TTTTATAACATTCTTCAATCAGCTCTTTTACACACTCAGTCTTAATAGGATATAACCACCTATCATCAGCAATAGTATCCAATGTTTTCCGGCCACAGATAACTTTAGTAGCATCTGCAACCTCTCTTACAGTTTTTGCTTTCTGATCTTTGTATAGATCTTTTAGCTTTACTCTTGGTATAGACACACCCGGTAAGAAGTATAATTTCTCATTTATGTCAATTGTATAGTCTTTTATGATAGACTTACCAGAAAAAGAAATTTGTTGTTCCGTAGTAGCCATCATCCATGTTAGACTTTGAAATTCAACAAAAGTTGTATCATACCTGTTTATGTCTAGAAATAAATAATTCTTCATATCTAAGATATTAAAGGGCGGCATTACACCGCCCTATATTTGAATAATTAATGGTAATAGTTCCGTTAAAAGGGAAACTGTTTTATGGTGATTTACTTGACAGCCATCTTGACTACCTCAGTATTCATCATCAGTTTCTGGAACTTCACTTTGTTTCCACTTACAATTTCCTTGATCATATAATATCTCAAGTCATCAGTAAAGGATTCGCAGTCTGTTGAAAGCTTGATCAATCTATTTATTATCAACTCAGTAACACTTGTATGAGTCTCTGCATAATTCAAACAGAAGTTTACAATCCTGGTTGTAATAATACTAGATATGTCAGCTCTAAATGCATCATCCTTACCTACAGCACTTGACAAAGCACCAATAACATATGGTTCACTTGTATTAGTCATAATATCTTGAGGACTAATGATCTTATCAAGCTTATTATTAATAAACATAGTGAATAGACTAGCAACTTCATCTCCTACAGAACCTTCACCAATCATTTGAATCAAAGGTAACTTCTCTTCAAACTTTTGGATAGAGCTGATAGCATTAAAGAAGGTAGTAATAGATCTTGGGTTAACAGACTTACCAATTACTTCCGGGTGCATCAACATGAAGTTAATACATCTACCATCAATACCTGCAGTCTCAGCCCACTTAGCCCATACATTCACATCAAAGTCTACCTCAACAGAAATAAATCTGGTCTTCTGAGCAATATCAAGACTAGTAACATTATAATCTCCATTATCCGGGTTAGTAGTCAAGATGATATGCCAATTCTTAGGAAGTTTCCAAGAGATATACTCCTGTCTGTCAATTAATTCCCCACTTCTTCTTACCGTCTTTATTCTCTACCTCAAAATCCTTGAATGGAAAACCAACCAGGTCACCCAATTCTTCAATCTGACTCAGATTAAGTTTAATCACAGACATACTCAACTCTTTGGCAAGTTGCAAAATAGAAGAAGTCTTACCAAGACCTGCTTCACCCTCTATGTTAACAGCTACAGGAACTTTACCCTGAGCTTGAATATGCTGGTTATTCTTAACCATATGTTGCATAAAATTCTTTACTTCATCAATGTTTAATTTTACTTGAGCCATTTCTCTTTTTTTTAAAGTTCTAACTTAATTATTTTGCCTGGTAGGCTATCATTCATATGTGATTGTTCAGACAGCACCCATAATACAGGAGCTTTAGGTTTTACATCTGCAGTACATTCACCATCGGTGAAATACACAAGACTAGTATACTTTCTAAGGTTTGCATTATAATACTCTAGGACGGGATCAAATTCAGTCCCACCTCTTCCATGTACTTTAATATTATTCTCACCTTTGTAAGCCTCAATAGATCTAATAGTAGTATCACACTGAATTATAGTGACATCCACACCTGTCTTATAGATATGTTGTATCTCATTCATGAACTCCATTAGCTCAGAATTACTTACAGAACCTGAAGTATCAATACCAAGAAGCATGTGTTGTCTCATCTTGATCTTAAGACCAGGATTATCAGAATATCTTTTATTCTCTTTACGCTTAATCTTCTTAGTAAATACTTTTGTACTAGTACCGGTAAATCTGCGGATATAACCTCTCCAATCAAACTTAGGTGGTTCCAGTTTATTCGCTTCAACTAAGTGATCTGTAATATGACCTGGTACTGTACCTCTTTTCTTTTGAGTTTGATCACTAACCTCTTGAAGAACTCTATCTAACTGCTTTTGCATAATCTTCTGCTCTGCTTCAGATAAATCTTCAAACTCTTCCCATGTACCGTGATCAGGTAAATTAACATCTTCATCACCCATTGCTCCGGAGATAACTACTGTACATTCACCTTGATCCATAGCATCACATAACTTATCAAAGTTAGAATCTCCGGATGTACCTGTTTGATCCTTCTGATCTTTTGCTTGCTTTAACTTGTCATAATAATAACGAGTACCAGCTTTAAGGTCTAGATTCAGATCTGGATAATTCTCAATTCTAATACCACCATCAGGAAGGAATTCAGCATCAATATACTGATTGATCTCCATGTCCATAGCAATATTAGCTAGTTTCTTATCTGTATAGTTAAAGTAACTAGATAAGTGAAAATATGCAATATGCAGTAACTCATGTTTCAGAAGACCTATTCTATGGTTTTCAGATAAACCATTCCAAAAGTCTTCATTAATAGTAAGCTGATAATTAATATTATTCTTACTAACTCCTGCAGTTGGAACTCTTTTATTGTCCCATACTTTATTCAACATAATAAGAAAGAACCCATAGAAGGGCTCTTTCCACATCAATTCTTTACTGGCTTTGCCTAGTGTTGCTTCTCTACTCATTCTGTTTTGAGTTTAATGTCTATAACTAATTTTTCTGTGGGGTAACCCATGCTTTTAAGCATATCAGTAAGCTCTTTAACGTGTCTCTTTAGAGTCAGTTCAATAGCTCCTAGATCTGTTTTGTATTCAATCATCCACTGAATAGCTTTTGCATAGGTAAGAGGCTTGTCTATTTCTACAAAATTCTTTAGTATCCCGGCAGACTTAGGAGAGTTTTCTTCCCACTTGTCCAATGGATACTTAGAGAACTTAAAGAAATACAATAGATAACCCATGTTATCTTTATCAAAATCATATGCTTCAATTGATTGAAAGGCCAAATAAGCATTGTCTGTATCTGGAGACAACAACATATTCATTACATTCTCTGCTTCTTCTTGTGTTATTTTCATAATCTTAATTTTAAATTATTGCTCTAAAGATGTCAGTTTTACCTGTAATCATATTACCCTTACATATATAATTTTCAGTACGTGTTACCCTTACTATAGAATTAATATACATTTCTCCGGAAGGTACCATAATTGCTACAGTACCATATCCACCATCATCACTCCAATCAGCTTCTATATTATCTGCCAGTACTTCATCAAAGTAATGTTCAACTTTTCTCTTAAGAACTTCATCATTAAAAGCAACAAGTTTACTTTGGTCTCCCCATGGATCTATGTTATCATAGATGTCTTCAGCAGTTTCAAAAGTACCATTAGTAAAAGCTACTCCTTCAGCATAAGCATGATTACTTCCATCATAACTAATTACAATCCCGGTTATATCATACTGAGCTGCTTGTAGAAGAAGTTCCATTAGTTCCAACTCTTCCATAATTATTTAGTTTTGTAAAACCTACCGAGAATATTCTGATTCAGATAATTCTCATCTTCTAATACTCCATAGACAAACTGATGCTTGACTTCCTGATAAGTTAACTCCATATTAGAGTAACAGATCATAAGTATCTCACGTTTGATAACTCCCCCGGTCTTTGCAAAGTCCTTTAGTATCTTATTACTACTATAGTATCTTTGAAAGTCAGGTTTCAGTTCACGTTTGTACTTTTTCAGTCTCTTATCAGTAGACATAGCCAGAGCTTTCTTACCCAGGGGTTTCTTGATATTTGCAAAGAAGTTTTTTTTACCTATGTAAGCAACAGATTTACCATCTATTACAGCTCTCATAATATAAATAAACCCCACAGCCCCTTCAGGTATGTGCATATCAGTAAACTCAACACCTTTGTATATCCAACTCATTTCTTAAACACATTAGTTAATAATCCGTGAAGCTTTTCCTTCACCTTTTGAATACCATAATCTTTCACTGAATCAGATAAATCCTTTGACATATCAAGCACTACATAGCTAAGTCCGTATCTCTCCTGATATTTTTCACAAGCTACTTTACCTGCTTCATCATTATCAAAGAGTACACAGATATCCTTGTACTTCTTCTTCAGAGACTTAATATACTGTTCTGCAATCATAGTATTCTCACTGTCCGGAGCTACAGATTCTGCATTCTTGTACCCAAGTCTCTTAAAAGCCATAAGATCTTTAAGTGAAGAAGTAATCACCAAATAGTCTTTATCATATTTCAACTGATCCATACCCTGGATATAGTTTTGAACCTTGATAAATTTCTTCTTTGGGTTATGGGGCAAGTATATTTTATACAAGCTACCATCTTCTCTAAAGTACCCATAGATGTAATTACTCTTGAATGCAATATCAGATGCCGGGTCTCCTTCTTTGGCCATTTAAAATATGACAAACCCGAGACATTATATTCATCTAAGACCTTTGAATCAATCTTAAACTTTGTCCAGAACTTAGCATCTACATTGGTCCAATGCCTTATCTCATAATCAATAACTCTGTACTTGTTTTGAATCTTATACTCATCAACATGCGTATAGTTATTGTCTTTCAGAAATAGTTCATAATCAGCACATATCTTATTGACTGCTTCACCATAAGTAAGATTAAATAACTCAGAAACAAGAGTTATCTTACTACCCTGTTTACCTGATGAAAAGTCCTTAAACTTATACTCATCTCCACTTTTGAAATAGATAAACATTGATGGTGTTTTTTCTGTCTGAAACACAGAATGAATTTTTACATCTTGACCTGTAAGTTTCTCAGCAAGTCCGAGATAATTCTCAAAAACCCACTCTGCAGGTACATCTTGTATGCCTGCAATAATATTCTTTGTTGAAATCATAAATGTAAATTTAATAGAAAAGGGGAGCCTTTATCTGACTCCCCTTACTATTAATTAGTCAAGAGAAAAGTCAGAGGAAGCTCTTTTAGGTATATCCAGATCATCATCACCGAATGAACCTACTTCTTTTACTTCTAGTTTCTTAAGATGGTCTGCCTCATTGTAAGGAAGTACTCTGCCTCCTTTAGCAACAAACGCATATGCATCTTTAGAGCCTTTAGGTAACCACATATCGTAATTAGTGTAGCCACTCTTACCTTCATACTCTTTACCGGCAACACACATATCAAGATATTTATCTTTGTATGGTGCAGTGTTATTGAACGCTTCTACAAACTCTTCAATAGAGTCATGCTTATTGTCTTGAGAAACAAACCAATCATTGATATCAAGTCCTTTACAAAGATTCTGTAAGAAAATCAATACAGATCTATCTCTCTGGATCTTGATACCTGATTTAGTTTGACCATCTGCAAATGCATACTGAGATGCTTTTACTCTTCCGATTTGACCTGCATAGTGACCTGCTTCAGGATTATCCTTGTCAATCATAAAACCTTCATAGCCATCAATTGGTTCAGTTTCTACATGTAGAATAAGATGCATTGCTCCATCAATAAACTTGAAAGGCTCAAGCTCAATTCTGTTGATCTTTAGTGTATGATTTCCCGGTGCAATTGTTTTAGGTAGTCCTGAACCGCCTTCTTTTGCTAAGTCTGTTGTGCTTAAAGCCATTTTGTTTTGTTTTTGTTTATTAATCTACGAATACTTTGTCCCAGTAAGTCTTGTACTCACCGTTCTCATCAATTTCTGCAATTACAATCTCCTGATTTCTTAAATGCTCTGGTCTTGCACCACAAGAGACATCATCATTAGTTTTGAAACTAAGGACATTCTTGTCTCCCTTCCTATACAAGTAACCAATAGCATCAGAATTAGAAGTTGTAATTCTCTTCAGCTTACCTGTCAGATCCAGGTCAACAGCACTAAATGTACCACCGGCCTTTTCTAACTGAGTATCCTTCACGTGACCAACAAAGATCACATAAGGGGCCCAAGTTAGAATGTAATCAATCACCTTTGTAAAGGCTTGTCTTGTCCAATAGTAACCAGCACCTTCAGGTAGGCCAAGTATAGTTCCATACTTTTCTTTACCACCACCTGGATTAAACCAGTTCTTACCCATTGGACTCTTAGAATAAAGCACTTCAGCATACGGTACTACCATTTCCTCCAATGCAGTAATTGTATCTACTGCAATGTACTTGTATGGATTACCTGCTTCTTTAATTGCTTTACCTATCTCTCTGATTTCTTCAAAGCTACTTGCTTCTACTTTCATAGCATTCAGATACTTAGTACCTCCTTCTAAGTCTAAGATCAGACAGTTATCAAGTGTACTTAACAAACTTGTCTTACCTATCTTAGGTTTAGAAAAGATAATAAGATTCTTAGGGCTCTTATGAGTAGGAGCTTGCTTTTCTGTAGGCAATACTATTCCCATAACTTAAGATTTAATAATTTCATTTAACCAATTCTTATGACTCACCGGCTTCTTTAATAAGATTGCGGCAACATCTCTGATAGTCAACTGACTAATAGGAGAATCAAGATCTGGATCCATTATCTCTTCAAAGTTTGGAAACATACCTGTTTCAGTGTTTTCCTGAACATCAAACTCAATCTTAACAAGTTCTGATATAGGAACTAAATACCTAAAGTGTCCATTTGCTGCAGGTTCCGTCTTTTCATACTCTTCTTCATAATGAGGGTTATACCTCCATTTGTAAAGCATTCTCTCCGGATCTTCAGGGTCAAGCTCAATACTTGTAAATTCTGTATAGATGTCCTTACCCTTCTTTACTTCACTTGGAAAGAATCCTACATGAAGTTCATTTTTCCCTTTTGGAGGATAAGCACACTTAGGAATAAACAAAGGACTGTCTTCCTGTAGCAGATCAAATTTCCACTGATGGTGCTTCAGCAACTCTTCAGTTTTTTCTTGCCTGTTAACGGTTGTACTTTTTGTTGATAAACTCATAATTTACTATTTGGTTGATAATCTTTTCTCCTGTTGAGGAGGTGTAATCATTTCT